CACCATCATCATGCTAGCTGTTATCGCCGCTGTGACCGAGTCGTTTGGTGTCAAGTACGACTCTCTCGTCGACGGCGACAATGCATTGTTGTTCCTTGAGGCTCGCGATAGCCATCGTGTGATTTCCGGCTTCCCTGCGGAGGCACTGCGTGTTTCCGGTCATGAGGTGGTCCTTGAGCGCCCTGTTAGGTGCCTGGAGCAAGTGCGCTTTGGCCAATCGGCCCCCTTGAACCTTGGTCCTCATTGGACCATGGTTCGCGACTGGAGGAAGGTCTTATCCCAAGTGACCTCCAGTCACAAGCATATGCATGATCCCCGCTTTGCCCCGGCTTGGTTGCACGGTGTAGCAAGGTGCGAGTGGTCTCTTATGCGCGGGGTGCCGATCCTTGGTAGGTACATGTGTCTACTCCACGACGCGACAAGACACGCTGGAAAGCGCGTGAACTGGTCCCTGTATTCAGAGTACGAGTATATGGGCGTTGACATAGGGAGCCTGGGCGAACCGAGTTGGGAGCCACCTACTGAGGTGGCCCGGTTGTCCTTTGAGAGGGCCTTTGGAGTCTCTCCCCTGCGGCAGGTCGAGATTGAGGGTCGGTTGGTTTGTAAGCCCAATTACGATTGGCAGGCCACTGAGCCGACGTCTTTGCCTGTTGCGGAGGAGCTCGCCCTCTCTGGACCTGGGCCATGCGAAATTTATCTGGCTCGTCTCCCTGTGGTGTTGGGGCACGCGGCTGAGGAAGGCGTAGGCTATGACTGGTGAAGAAAAGGCATGTGGTTAGTAGCCCTAAGTGGAAGGAAAGGGCTTCACGTGGTTAAACCGAAACCGTCCGGGGTTATGGGTAGCGCTGGTTGGATGAACCTCCTCTCTCCAATTGGTTGTGACACCCTACTCGGCGGTGAGGCGTCTTCGCACGGGAGCTCCAAGCGAGGGCCACATGGCCTAACCGACCAGTCACCTACCGCGGGTCGTTGTGGACGACGTGAAACACCACTGCTGACGGGTGGATGAGAACCTGTCCCTAGAGGCCTACCGGTACATGGGTTTACGCCCCTACTGGGATGACGGCATCTAGGCCGAGCTAGCTCTGGCGAGTAAGCTCGTACCCGCCCTGCTTTGGGCCTTTCTCTGGGTAGACCACGACGACTGAGGCTAACCTTCGTCGGAACTCGCGGTCGCAACTCTGTGTGGGAGTGCTAAGATTCCTTGGTTGGTGAGACGTGGGTGGCAGAGGTAAGCTACAACTTACGTTGGATGCTCTGTCAGTTATCCGGCACGCGACGGACCAAGGTACCTCTCCGGTTGTTGATAGCTTGTCGAGACGTGTCAGTGGAAGTAAGTCCGTAGGTTGTGGGTTGGCGCGCTCGGAGATTGTGGGTGTGGCCTGTTATGGCGAGCATCGGGACGAC